GTTGATTCGGAAGCGGAAGAAGAATTGTGAGCATGAGCGCAAGAACCCAGAGGCAAGGCTACGAAGATGTAGGAAGTTTCAGTCAGAGAACAAGGATCATTGCGCTAAATACCAAAGAGAGTATGTTGCGGCAAACCGAGAAAAGATAAATGCACAATCAGCAGATAGGCACAAAAGGAGAATCGAGTCTGGCGATATAATTTATAAGCTAAAGGGAAATCTTCGGGCGCGAACTCGTATCGCATTTCATAGCATGAGTATTAGTAAGCCTACGCCAACTACGGATTTACTTGGCGCTGATTGGGGTTCCGTCAAGGCGCACATCGAAAGTTTATTCGAGGAAGGGATGAGTTGGGACAATTACGGAGACTGGCACATCGACCATATAGTTCCGCTATCCTGCGCCACTACGATAGATGGACTGTCAAAGCTATGTCACCACACCAACCTACAGCCCTTGTGGGCAAGTGATAACCTCTCCAAGGGGAATCGTTTACAGCTATGTCTAAACTAGAGTTTCAACCACATCCAATTCTCCAGTCCCCTACGCCAGAGCAGATTGTTGCTCTCAGTAAGACCGACGAGGGCGCGGAGGCATTGATTCGATGGCACAAGGAGTATTCCGCTAAGATTGAAGCATCAGAGCGCGATCCATTGAACCACGGCTTTGACTTAGAATCATGGGAACATGCAGATGAATCATTGCTAAATCATTCCACTACAATGATTTACGGAGGCAACAGATCGTCGAAAACTGAATTTTCTAGCCGCTCAGTAGTGAAAGCGGCAATGATGAACCCTAAATCTATCATTGCTTGCTTTGCTCAAGACGCTGATGCTAGTGTTAGGATTCAGCAACGGGCGATATATCGGTATTTACCACCAGAATTAAAGGATGGTGGCAAGAAGTCTGAGATGGAATACATCAACTATAAGCACAAGACTGGATTCAGTGGTGCTTCCTTGATTATGCCCAATGGCTCCGAGATAACATTTCACACTTATTCTCAGTTTATCAGCAATCGAAGCAAGTTTGAGGGTCTTGAGCTTGGTAGTAAGAACCCTACATGGCACAACATCGGTTGTTACATGGACGAATATTTGGAAGACGGCGACCTCGTAAGCACAATGCGCTTCCGTTTAGCTACCAGAAACTCTAAGCTACTGATTTCCTTTACGCCGATTGATGGTCACACCCCCTTCGTAGCCTCCTACCTCAAGGACGCAGAGACGCTTAGAACACGACCCGCAGAGCTACTGAACAACGAAGAGGTTCCTTTCATCCAAGTAAATGAGAAGAAGGATGCTGGCATAGTTTACTTCCATTCCGACCTAAACCCCTTTGGTGGTTACGACCGAATCAAGAAGGAGTTACAGCACAGCCCAAGGGATCAGATTCTTACCCGTGCCTACGGCATCCCAGTCAAGAGCATGACTACGCTGTTCCCACTATTCAGCACAAACGTCCACACTTGCTCACGAGTGCCTACAATAAGCAAGGAAACGCACACAGTTTACCAAGTGGTTGACCCTGCTGGCGCACGTAACTACGTCTCAATCTGGGCAGCAGTGGACGCTAATGGCTACATCACTGTGCTGAAGGAATGGCCTGACGAACAAACACACGGACGATGGGCAGAGTTTGGCGACCCTAAGTGGAAGTTTGGCCCTGCTTCTAAGAAGATTGGCTATGACGTAAAGGGGTATGCCGAGTTGTTCAGAGAGATTGAGGACGAGTTGGGCGTGGAGGTGTTTGAACGTATCGGAGACTCTAGGTTCTTTGCTAGTGAGAATGACGACAACGTAGATTTATTTGACCAGTTCGCAGAGCATAACATGCACTTTGTTCCATCAGACGGAAGGCAAGAGAACTTGGGGCTTGCTGGACTAGATGAATGGTTCCACTACAACCCTAATGCTGAAGTGGACGGAGCGAACCGACCAATCGTGCAGATACATGAGTCGTGTGGTAATTTAATCTATGCCATCTTGAACTACGGGGCAGAGGGGAAGAAGGACGAACCATTGAAAGATTTCATTGACGCTATGCGCTACCTGCGAATGGCGAATCACGGAGAAGGGCCAGAGCATTACGCTGCTGGATCACTAGGAGTTGTTAAGAAGACGAGAGGTGGCTACTAGCCAATAAATTATGAAACCAAAAGAACTTGCGGAAGCACTAGGTAAGACAGCAATGCACATCGGGCGTGTGCGTAAGGAGGTTTGTAAAGCCTCCGACATGGATGGCACAGACATCCTGCCCTCTGGAGTCAAGAAAATCTTAGACTTCTTTGAACACGAAATGCAGGTAATTGAGACTGCCTCTCAAGAGATAGTTAAAGTGGAGGTTCTAAACTTCAAGACCCCAAACCCACGCTACATCTTCTGCAAGGACTTGGAGCGCAAGTGTAAGGTTCGGGTCGGAGTTCCGAAGAACCGCAAGGCAGTTTTGGACAAACCTAGAACCATCCTCAATGCCGAGCGTGGCAGTGAGAACGGTGAGTTCTTCTACCGATGGGTCAAGTAGCTATGGCGTGTGAACAACAACAGGATGATGTAAATCGAGGGTCAGTTGGTCGCCACGCTGCTTACTGGTCAAAGGTTGAGTGCATACGCAAGGAGCTATCTGGTAGCGTCCGACCTCTCAGTAATGCCGAACTGTGCGACCGCCTGGGCATCAACGGTAATTACGCATATGACATCCTCAGCAAGATGCGATCAAGCCTCAATAATAGGTAACGTGCTACAATGCTAAAAATGGCTAAATCATACTCCGACCGTTCGGATGAACCCGAAATCTACTACTCGGACGACTTCGATTATGACAACTTCAAGCAGACGTATAACGATGACGTTAATGATCTGCGCTCATACATTGACCGTTGCGAGAAGAATCGTGACGTAATCAATTGTGAATGGGCGGGTAAGAACGCTGACCTAAAGAAGGGTGAGGGTGCGTTCCCCCACGAAGGGGCAAGCGACACGGAGGTGTTCCTTGTTAAGCAGAAGATACGTAACAATGATGCGTTGCGCTCTAATGCTCTGCGTAAGTCCACCATCCGAGCCTTCCCTCGTGAATCGACGGACATGGAAAGATCGGCAGAAGTGTCGGTCTTTCTTCGGTGGCTGCGTGATAATGGCATTCCTAACTTCAAGCAAGAGATGGAACTCGCTGGTTACTACGGCGACGAATCTGGTCTTATGGTGTCCTACTGTGGTTGGCGCAGGAAGCTTGGAACCTACATTAAGCTCTTTGATATTGAGCAGGTCATTGAAACCCTACCAGAACTTGTTGACATTTTAATGGACGAGGACGCTGTGGATGAAGCATTAGCCTTGTTCAATAGTGTGGACGGTTGGGTGTTCAACGAGGGGCGCGTCAAGAAGGCGTTAAAGCAGCTTAGAGAGACTGGAGTGTGTGAGGTTCCCGTTGCTATTGAAGAGAACTCAGAAGCCGACGTAAGGACGCTGATGCCCGACGCTGACGTAATCCTACCTGCTTACACAGTCAACTACCAAGACTCTCCACGACTCCACCTACGTATGCTCATGTCGGCGCAGGAGATTCTGAACCGTGTATCATCCGAGGGTTGGAATCAAGAATGGGCAGACCATGTGATTAAAAACCATCGTGGTATGGATCAGAGTAAGTTCTACAATCCGAACAGTGTCCAGAGCTATAGCCGATTGGGTCGTGCAGCACGATTCACCAACAATAGAGCGCGAGACACCATTGAGGTTGTCTTAACCTTTGAGCGTTTAATCGACAAGTTGGACAACGCAGAGGGCATCTACCTCTCCGTCATGTGTCCTGAGCTAGTTGAAAGTGTCGGAGTTCCAACCGTCGGTGTTGAGCGTAAGCTTCTAAGTGGTCGTAAGAACTATCCAGTGGTCATTACGAAGACCACGATTGGTAAGACCTTATACGATGGTATCACTCTCCCAGAGCTTCTACGTGCGCCACAGAAGAACCAGAAGACTCTCCGCGACAACTACATGGACGAGGCAGGTTGGAGCATCAGCCCTACCGTCTGGGCACCAGCAGGTGTTGATGTATCTGGCATGGGGCCAGGAGCAGTTATCAGTGGGCCTAGTGGACGTAAACCAGAATACCTAGACCGACCATCTAAGTTCACACCTAACCTCAACCTTGAGCAGTTGCTTGTGGCTGAGTCTAATCAAATTTCGGGGCAAGATCCAAATGACCCTCTGAGTGTCTCGCTACAACAGCACAACATTAACAAGTATCTCCAGCACGTTCAGTCTGTGCTTAAGATGACCTACGAGACATGGAAGCTTGATGGGCCAGAAGAACTGTTCCTACGTGTGACAGGTAGCCCAGAGCCAGTTCAGTTCGTAAAGAAGGAAGATGAGGGCGAGATGGACATTACCATTAGCTTTAACTCCACCTACGACGATCCAGAAAAGACGGAGAAGATGTTGGCTGGTCTGTATCAAATCTTACAGAATGACCAAAGTGGTCGTGTCAATGCGGAAGCCATTACTGACATGGCATTATCTGCACTAGACCCCACGATGGCTGATTCAGTTCTTATGCCTTCCGAGCAAGGTTCTGCTAAGATTGTGAATGAGACTACAACTGACATTGCTAAAATGGCAGCGGGTATCCCAGTAGGCGCACCACAGAATGCAGGTCAAGCACGTATGCAAATTGTGCAGGACTACAAGCAGTCTCAGACTGGCATGATGGAGTTGCAGTCTAAGCCACAGTTCCAATTCCTACTCGCTGAGTATGAGAAGCAACTCACCTTCCAGCTTCAGCAAATGCAGAACGCTGAGATAGGTAAAGTAGGTGCTAGTCCCGCACAGATGGGTAACACCGTAACGCAAGGTATGAATGAATAAGGAAAAGAAGAAGACAATCGTAGATGTAATCGCCTTTCTGAAGTCCAATCCTGAGTTTGGGCGAGCATTTCACGAATACTTCGAGGACAAGCGGGACGAACTAATCTCAGTTCAGTTCCACCGCAACGACCCTTTATTTGACAAGAAGTGCCACATTTCGGCTCAATTCATTCAGAGTGCAATCTTGGACGAGTTCCAATTGAAGAGTCTGAGTCGCCTGGATTAAGCCCCAATAATAGGTCTTGTGTTATACTGCAATCACGACCCCCACCTTGGTCGGTTAATTATAGGTAGATATACAAAATATGACACAAATAGCAGAAACGGACACCCTTGAGTCCGAACAAGTTCAAGAGACGCTGAAGCCCCTAACAATCGAAGAAGCGCGAGCTAATCGAGAATCGGCTAAAGCAGGTGATACACCAGAGCCTATCAAAGCTCCCGAAACAACAGAGGAAGTCTTAGAGACTGACGCAGAAGTTGAAGCGGTTGAAGAAGTAGACGACTCTGACGAAACCGAAAGTAATGATGTTCTTTCACAGTTAGAAGAGGAATTTGACCTAGATGATCTATCTGATGAGCAGAAAGAAGCCCTAGCCGCGAAGCTTGAGATTGGTAGCCGTAAGGCATTTGCCAAACAACGCATCGAGATTAAGGAACTGAAAGCTCAGTTAGACGCAGAACGTGCAGAGAAGGATGAGGTGTTAAAGCTTCGCCAACTCACACCAAGCGTCGAAGAGATGGATAAGTCTATCCAGCAAGCAGAGACGAACGCAGAGTATTGGAACGATCAACTGATCTTAAACCAAGACACTGAATACGACGAAGCAACTGGTAACGATGTTCGTGGTGTAAGAGACGAGAACGGGAAGTTTTATCCAGCACAAGAAGTGTTGAAATATGTTAAAGCTGAACGCCTACGAGTTTCGGAACTACGAACTCAAAAGTCAAAAGCAGAAGCAGAGTCGGCAAGTGTCGGTGATGTTCAAGCTAAGGTCTCAGAGTTTAAGGTAGAACTAGGATTGGATGTAGAGGCAGAGGAACGCTATGATGCGTTTCTAAGCTCCCCTAAGTTTAAGTTGGTTCAAGCCTTAATTCCAGAATACGGAGTTGAGCTAGCAAAGCTGCTAGCACAAGCAAGCTTACATGATGGTAGTCCAATTGGCAAAGCCAAGAAGGTTCTACTGAAGCGTAAAGCTCCTAAGTCAACTCCTAATGGACTAATTCCCTCTTCTCCTAATGGTCGCGGTCAAGCCACAACTGGCAAAGCTGCGGAACTTAATAAGATTGTTACGGGCGGCGGATACACACCACAGCAGAAAATGAATGCTATTCGTGAACTACGAACACTACAATTAACTAATCAATAAATTTCAAAGAAAGATAAATTATGGCTTATACAAATACAACCGTCACAGGCAACCGCGAAGACCTCAAGCAACTAGCTACCGTCATCGCCGCAACACAAGCTCCCGTTTGTGGATTGCTTCCTACACGTAAAGTTAGTAACAAGCGTCCTGTCGTATTGATGGACGGTCTTGATACTCCTAGCATCGCTGGTCACATCGAAGGCACAGCAACCGACACAGGTGTTGATAAGTTCAATGCGGTCGGTGAATACACAGGTCAAGCGCAACGTCTAGTTCGTGAATGGCAAGTTACCAAGGAGCAAGAAGCTCACAACTCTGCTGTCGTAGCAGACAAAGCTGGAGCGTCTGAGAAGGCACTCAAAGAGCTTATGCGCGACAAAGAGAAGGTAGTTTGTGGCGACCAAGGCAAGACTGCCGACGTTCCAGGCGTAACTGGTGGCGTAACTGCTGGTCTTGGTGACATTACCGACACAACCAACACGGACTTTGCTGCTGCTTATCGCACACAGGCTGGTTCGGTTTACGTTGGCACTAAGGCTAACTTCGACGATGCTGCCTTCAACGCAGTTCTTGCTTCGATGTTCGGTCAAGGTGGCGAGTTCTTGGACTTGCACTTGGTTGCTGGCACAGGGCTACGTTCTCACATTGTTGAGCAGTTCACACGCACAGCAGGTGCAGCTAGTCAGATTGACTACAACATGAATGGCACAGCCGTCATTCCTTACACTGTTGAGATGTATGATTCGGACTTTGGTTCGGTCAAGATCATCAATGGTAATCCTGCTTGTATGCCCTCCGTTGATCGCGGTTACGTGATTGATCCTCGCTACCTTGAATGGGGCGAGCTTTACGGAGAGGGATCAGAGGAATATGAAGGTCGAGGCGTTGGTGCAAAGGGAGCATGTGACCTTTACGGCACTACGCTCTGTCTTGGCGCTAATGGCTTGGGAGCTGTGAAGTTCTCTGACGAGGCCTAGGCTTAGATAGTTTCTGGGGAGCGTAGGTCTTATTCCTACGCTCCCCTTTCTTTTAACTTAACTTTTAGATATGGCTTTACGAAGGAAACTTACAGGTCAAGAGAAGCTTCAAGCTCTCCCTCCAATGGAAAAGCTCGCTCTCATTCGTGGCATTCAGGCCAATGACGAGCGCACCTTACAATACTATTACCGCAACTTCGTAGATAAGACCAAGATGACCAAGGGCAAGACAATGGATCAGTTCCATTACATGCTAGCACGTAAAGAGTGTGAAGAGGTTGATGGTCATGGCGGTAATTCAGATTTCGACAAATACATCTTCAACAAGTCCTTTCAACAAGCATCACTAGCGTAACATGGCTCAAGGAACTAGAACATGGCAATCACTCGTAGGACTAGCATCTGCTCGGTGCGGGTGTCCACTTGGTGGCGATGAGTCCACCCAAATTGGATTTCTCTTGAACTCTGCTGCTCATCAGCTTTACAATGAAAACCCTTGGTGGGAGCGATTCCTAGTTTTAGAACCACGAACAGTTGCGCGTGGTTACATTGCTTACACAGAGGATTCGTATAATGTGTATGGTGCAGGGACTAGTGAAGTAAATGGGCTTTATGTTCGTAATGGTTCTAGTGTAGATGGAAAGCCAGCCTACACACTTTATGATGCTGACGGTGTGACGGCGTTATATAGCTTATGGTCAAATTCTGGTGTTCAATGGCGAATTGCTACGGGAGACGTTGGTGGATTTCCAACCAATCTATACGACATTAATTCGGCTAGCGCAACTCCACCTACGAGCGGATGGGGATCGATCACTGGCGATACCCCATCACCAATCGTCCAGGCACTATCAGAGATTGGAGAGTATATCGGACACTGGGATGGTGCTAAATGGTCTGGTGCAAATCCGAACATGGGAACAGCTTACCCAGATCAGAACGGCATTAGGGTGGCAACAGGGAAGCAGGACGGAACAGTATATGTAGCGTTTAAGAAGTCCTTCACCACTACATACGGTGACGGAACCAATGGAACAACAAGTGATGTTCCTAGTGAATGGTTTGAATTTATGGCGTATAGCGCAGCACGTAGCTTCATCCAGTCTCAGCGACAAAGTGACAGCTATCAACCAATTGCAATTAGCGAGATTGAGCGCGTGAGAGAACAGGCATTACTGAAGATAAGCCGCCAAGGAATTTACAAGACGATCGCACAACGCTTTCGCACCTACTATAACGCAGATGTGAGTATTTACTAATATGGGGTTCGGAAGATACAGATTTCGCAGAAGTTTTGGACAGGTTAAATCAACCTTTAGGGGAGCGCGTCCAAATTTCTATCCATTAACTCAATCCCTGCTAAGTCTGTATCCAGCCACAGCAGCGTATAGTGCCTACGACCTTGGGAACAAGCGTGGCAGTGTAACAGAGGCAGAGGGAACCGTCATCAATCCCGTGCAGCGATGGAGGCGTGGATCAGACGACGCATTGCAGATGTTCACGGCGAAGGACATTGCTGATGGGACTGCGCTGGACTTTGTTGTGCCGACTGATGTGCAGGACTTGTATAACTCGGCTATGTATTTTGGTGTAAGCACCGCCGACCGTGTAAACATTCCATTCTCTAATCAGTTCTTTAGCGGTGGCAATACGCTCACCGTAAACGCTGTGATGCTTGATGGGGCTGGAGTTAGATACTGTGAGGCAGGGGCTACTGGCGCTGGAACGCAATTTAGATTGCTTCGCGGGAACTTCTCTAGCGGAGTTGCAACTGTAGATTTCAGACACAGATTTCAAACGAGCGGCGAGACATTGTGGCAAAGCACTACATCACCAATTCAAGTCGGCGTAGACCACGAAATTTCCGTCACCTACGATTCTGACAGCACATCAAACGATCCAGTCATTACAGTAGATGGTGTGACTATGACGCTAACCGAGAGTGTTGCACCAGTCGGTAGCGCCCCAAATGCTGACACGGATTTAATCCTTGGCAATTCAGAGTCATTTAATGGTAGTCTATCTGGAGTGATTTACAATGTCACTGTTGGTTCTTCAACCTACGTTGGAGACGGCAACGCCAATTCAAACTGGATCGACACTTCTGGGAATGGAAACAACGGCACAGTAAACGGCTCACCAGCAACCTTTACAGGTCAAGGCTACGACGCCTACCTGCTCACCGAATACGACCAGCACGACACAGGGTTGTCTGCTCTGTATGGTAGCGCGCGGTATTTTAATGGGACTAGCACGGAGGTTGCACTTAATTCAACCGTCACGCTTGTTGGAGACTTTAGCCTTAGCTTTTCGTGCTTCTTTGATGTTACGTCGGTCAATCAAGTATTGATGGGATCAGGCGCGTCGAACATGGTGCAACTTAACAGCGCCAATCAATGGCGACTGGATATTGGAGGCACTGCCAATATAATCGCTGGGACATCTGGGACTACTGGCGTAACCTATGACGTAACAGTGGCCAGAGTTGGGACTGTCGTTACGCTAACTTTGAACGGCACGGATTCCGTTACCGATTTTGGAAATTCAAACAATTTCATAATTGACTACATTGGGTCGCGTGGTGGTTCACGGTGGGTCAATGGAAGCATTTGGGATGTGACAATTGACGGTTCTCATTACACGGGACTCGGAACCTCCGTCACAGCATGGGAAGACACCATCGGCAGCAATGACGGCACAGAAACGAGTGGCGCAACCTTCCAAGGACAAGGCGTAGCCTACGACCTCACGCAAACCACTGCGGCGAATCAACCTCTGGTTGTTAGTGGCGGGGTGCTGACGGTGGATGATTACGGAAACACTGCCCCGCTTCCAGATGGCGTAAATGACTATCTTGAATCAAGCCTGATACCGCCAAGCATCGCCTCGATCTTTGTTCTTTCGGATGCACCGAGTGGCAACAGTGAAGTCCTATACGGTGCTCGTGATGCAGCCAATGAAAGGTCGCTGCTATTGAGAGATGGAAATGGAAAGGTTGGCGCAGGCGTTGCAAGTGAATTTGATGTTTCTGGTGCAATAGCCTTCAATGTTAATACTCTCGTCACTCTCATTTATGACGGAATTACGAGGTCCCTATATGCGAATGGAGCAACTCAATCATCGGGGGCACAAGCTCAAACCGTAGACAATGTTACGCAAGGATACTCAATGTTTGCGCTCAATAACGCTGGAACTAATGTCTCATTCTCTGACGCACCAATCGCAGCAACGCTAGTTTACGACTCTGACCAAACCGCCAACCGCACAGCAATCGAAGCGAAACTCTCAACCATCGTCACCACGGCACTCAGCTAATGTATCTCATCTACCCAACAGTCAATGACGGCAAAGCTCGCAACCACGAAGCCTACCTTGCCACGACGAGCAACCCGCCGCGCAGCATACGCGACACGCTCTACCTATGGCACATGGTCACGCATCCAGTGGACGCAGCAGCGTATGGGGCAGCAGTCGCAGCATACAACGAGGCGAACGCTCTACACTTAGCAGACGATCCTGAAGCCTCACCGCTGCCTGTGCCAACGTATCCAAGTGTCCGAGTGGCACTATACGTCCCCAATCCCTCCGTGGACACCACAGACGAGGAGGGCAACGTAATCAAGGGCAACGTGACACAGGAGGAGTTTGACGCGCTTGTGCCTACTCTCACCGCCGACTGGACACCATCCGATGAAATATAGAAAATACAAATCGAAGCACGAAGCCAAGGGCGCATCACACGCGGCAGCACTAGAGGCTGGCATCACTGAGCTTTACGAAGCTGGCGTGGACATTCGGGACGATGGTCTGATGGTAATGAGCAACGCTGAGGCGAAGAAATCCAAGATCAAGGACGCAGAATTTTCCGACACAATCACGGCTGCGAAGTCCGAGCAGCACGCAAATAAATTTAAGATCAAACTAATCAAACCGAAGAAGAAAAAGTAACATGCACGAAATACCAATCAAATTCGCAGGAACAACAGCCCTTGCACTAGCAAGC